CAAGGGTTCTTGTAAATTTAAGTAATCCCGCGATACCCAAATTAAAGCACATATTAATCAAAACATTTTGCCGTTCAGGAGTAAGATTTCTCCACCATCGAATATTTCTATCCAAATCTTCCTCACATTTATGGATATCGTTATTTAAAAGTAGAATAGCCTCAACTCGGTCAATGCCAACATCATCAAGGTTGCGCCCTACCCCAATGGTTAATTTTCCCGCACTACAACGATAAGGCTTTAACCTCAATCCTTCATGCCGGATAAGCATTTCCTCGATGGTTTCCATTATTCCCACCAGCCCCACTCATGGCCTTTTGCTTCGGAAGTCTGTTTGATAATCCAAAGTTCATTGATTAAGGTTGAAAGCATATGGATTGCCTTTGAGAGCTCGTCCTGTTTGTCTTTTGGCAAATGCCTGGCCCTGTAAGCCCAGGACTCTATGCCGATCAACTTGTCCCTGATTATGTCTATTCTTTTCGGGGTCTGATTCATCCATGTTTGACCTCCGGATCATTTATGAATCCTAAAAAGTTTATTTTCTTGAATCCGAAGATAAATCGTATATGTAAATTCTTTTCTTTTGTTGTTGATTTGCATTTCATCTGTCATTGTAACGATGAGTATAGCCATCCCTTTTTGAGAAACATCCAGTTCAATTTTATCTACCTTGCGATCTATCAATCCCATGCCCTCTTTCCCTAATCCCATAAACTCAATAGAATAGTTGAGAGGAAGGTTGGTTGATCCTTTGCACCCAATCAATAAGAGAAAAAGGCTGATTATCATGATTAATCTTTTCATTTTTGGCCCCCAACGAGAAAAGCCTTGTCTATTGTCTTAAACCATTCATAGATCCTTGAAATTGGGATGATATAACTCATGTGATAAATGGCATTAGGAGCCCACATCGCAAATGTCACGGCCAGCCTACTAGGGACACCGATAAACTGTTTGCTATCTGCCAAAAAAACACCTCCCCCGCTATTTCCAAAAACAGAAGGAGCGGTAACCATCCAATAGGGAAGATTTTCTATTTCATCTACCAAGGAAGCAATATGCCCAAATGTCGGGAAGGATGACCTTCCTGCCCCGGAGCCACAAAGATATACATTTCTAAAAATTTTTAACAAATTTATTGTTTTTTCCATTGGCAATATGGCGGGCTGAATGAAATCGTCTATTCTCAGTCGTATTAACGCAAGGTCTTGATCCTTATCCCAATTCACTATATCCGAAAGAACAATCAGGGTCCCAGACGCAATGCTCATATCAAGATACTTGAAAATCTCAACCTCAACGGTTGCCCTTGTCTCTTTCTTCTCTTCTTTTTTTGTGATTGGATTCCATTCTTGCTTGATTGTGATGGCTGATTCAACGACATGAAAGTTCGTCAAAACATAAGTAACAAATTTATCTCCGCTTTTGATTGAGGCGATAACCGTTCCGGAGCCCTGAGCGTTATCGACCCTTACCCTAACGGAAGGATAAAGAACGTATTTGTGAAGATCCTCTATCTCCCCCGCCCATATCTGAACTACGAAACATAACAAAATTGTTATGATTATGAGATTGACTTTTCTCATGATATACCTACTCCCTTATACGCTTCTGGATATTAAGCAATATCCTGAGTACTTCTTGTTGATTGTTGTGGATCATATCTCTCTGTTGTTTTAATTCTTCCCGGAATATCACATCGCTTTTTTTTAGTTCGAATATCTCATCGCACACTACCTTTAATTCGGCATCCTGTTTTAGGCTGGCAACTTCTGCCCTGGATTCAACCAATTTCTTGCCATACTTCACTTCATAGGCTGCATCCGTGACCCATATTCCCCATGCCAGGAGGGCAGATGCTAAAACACCAAGAATAACTGAGATCATCTTATTTTCTTTTACTGCCTGTTTGACTGTCATGTCTATAACCTCTATTCTCTTAAAATTCGGTAACGACCGGCTCACTACTTACAATACCAACCGAATCCGACTGCGGGGGAAAATCAATCGTATGAAGTAATATGGGTTCACTACTCTCCATATCAACATATGAATACGGGGGCGGGAAAATTTCAGTCGCTCCAAACGGATCAAACGAATCTATCAGGGGTGTTTCCGAAGTTTGTGTTTGGGTTGCATTGTTTACGACAAGGGGGGTGAAATAACCTATCTTCGGCGATGTTGCGCTCTGGGATTGAGTCGCGCTAGCGGGAGTTCCAATTCTCGTTGTGAGTTGTGGAGATGTTGCCGTTTGCTCGGTGACTGCATCCGAACCGTTCGTCAACCCCTGTACCAATATGATTGGTGACGTTGCCGTATGTAAAAGATAGGTTTTACTGGGATACGATAATGGCAAGGGGGGAATAAAATATTCTATACCCCTTATTGAAACCGTATTGTCAGACGGATTTGTTTGCCATTTGATCACTTTGAATAAAATGTTGGACCAGAAATTCGAGTGCACATAGAAATGATCGCATCCCTGCAATATGTCTGCATCCCACTTGGCATTAAACTCAACGGTTTTCCTTATGTCTTTTTTTTCGTGGCTTATCCAATCGATTACATCTTCAACCATTGTCTCGTTATTTCCAACACACGAAAACTCTACATCTTCCGGCAAGGAGTCGTATTTCACCTGAGAATCATAGGCAACGACCTCGATATTTTTTATATATTTGTCGCCCAGACTTCCAGACTTTGAATAATCTCTATAATAATATCCCCTGAATACATTTCTTATGTCGGCAATTTCTGTCTTGCCAAACTTAAACAATCCTCTAATGTTGTCCTTGTTAAATGTCAAAGCGGAAGCCGGTGATGTGTCTTGCGAAAAATGGAGATTAAAGACTCCTCCGGACTCATACATGTTCGATCTTGTCTGGAGATCAAATTCTTTGAATAAGTCCATCGCTTCCGTGGAGATCTCATGCATCACAAAAGTCAACTTGTAACCTCCGGTTATGCGGGTCGCATAAACGGCTCCAACTGTTGCAAAGCTTGCATTTATATCTGTCGTGAGATCAAATCCCAACAAAGCGCATAGGATATGCTTGCGAACATGGTCGGGTCTTTCAATCAAGGTATCTGCCGTACCCGTGTATGCACCGGAGGCGACATAGGCTGTCCTGGTTGCCCAAGTATCCCCGTCAGAACCACTTAGGGTCCAATAGGTTGCCCAACTTGAACCCGAGATTGGCCGATTGGTTGTCGCTGCCTCGTGGGAAAGGATGCAACTGTAATATTTGCTATCTGTGCCCTTGACCCTCGTGCTGTCTTCATATCCCTCAACGTCAGCCGCAATAAGATCCCCGATCACCATATTGGCGGCAGAATTGCCCCTTAAATTCACAGCTACGTTTACGCCCGTCGCTGGATGTGCTTCCGCGATGGCCGATGAATAAGGTATGTATTTTACTACCTTATAAATTTCTCCAATTTGGTTCCCGTATGTCCCCCCCACAACGGATACCGCCGCCCTCCAGCTCCCTCCCGAAAAGGTTAATCTATACCACCCGGCGCCAGAGCTAAGCGTTGGTGCGCCAGAAGCCCCAGATAGCCTAACATATCCACTGGTTGATGTATCATTTTTGTAAACATAAACATAGGTAAAGGAGATTGTCCCCCGGTCCTCTTCATGATTAAACGTGGCCTGAACCACGGAATCTTTTGGCAAAGCACAATATGAACTGGTGTTTCCATCCGTGACATACGAATGACCATAGGGACCCGAGGATCCGGTTGGATTAGATTGCATTTCTTGCTCTGATGAGTAGGCACCGGAAATATTCACATTGTGTTGATGAGAACCTTCATCGGGAATTGTTTCCGCAGTTATGTTGATTGACTGGTCGAATTTTACCCTATCCGTGAATTGGATATAGGATCTTCCACTACTATTCGTATAGCTGCTGTAGCCATCAATAACCCTAAGCCATTCATCTTCCGGGGTTCGTTTTACAAAGACATGCCCGATATATTTAACGGGATGCTGGGCGACTTCCGCCTGGAAATAGGCGAGTTTTTCGTAAATAATCGAACCCCTTGAGTGAGAGGTGGCGGTTGTGCTATTATATCCCCTGCTTGAAAACGTCAAGGATGTGCCGTTAATGGCACTCACGCGGACCTCTTCATTATCTATGATCGCGGTAAACGTCACCGTGACTCCGGTTGGAGCCTCTGAAACCCCCATTCCCATTGCCGAAGCCGTGATATCTGCCGTAAGCGTGGAAGCCCATCCCGCATATGTCCAAGGACAAATTACTTTTTCGCAATCGCCATAAATTATATTTCTGTATCTTCCTATTACATCCGGATCCGCCTTTGGGTAATCATCGTTCGTGATAATCTGAAGCGGAAGTTGAAGATTCTTCGCAAACAACATCGAATTGCAATCTACCTTGAAATCAAAATCCGTTATGTCATACGGTTGTCCCATTACGCCCTTGAATATTTTAGTGCTCACATCGGAGGCATATATTTCGCCTTTCTCATGATATAATTTGTAAATCTCGACATACTGGTTCTCTATCGGGTAGTCGTCAAACAATTCTATGAGATAGTTTTTCCCCCTGATCTTTTGATTTTTGAATCTCAACGTGATTACCGCATTGTCATACCCGCCGAGATTTTGTATCTCCTCTGCTACATCA